ACTTAAAACCGGTGGCCGACCGGCGGCGGTGTTGCTTGTTTCCAAACAGTGTACCATCACTTTGTGGGTTTGCGTGGGTAAACTCGCAAATTTCTAAAGCCTGCTCGGCCCCCGTAAGATGTGCCCACCATGTTCTCTGTGATCAGCGTTGGCGGCGTGTCGGCCTGCAGCGCGCAGCTCACGCTGAACTCGCTGGTGAGGACCTTCTCGGCGTCTCCGATGTGCTTGAAAATATTGGCCTTGGCGACGTCCTTGTCCTCCTTGGCGTTGGCCTCTGCCTTGGCTGCCGCCTTGTAATCCAGCAGCAGATCGCGCAGGGTTTCATCGCCATCGGCGCTCAGAATCTTGCCCGGCTTGGCGTACTGGTTCAAGCGAATGATCACCTCGGCGTCGCCTGGCATCACGGGCTCGGGCTCCTGCCCCTCGTCCACCGTGCGCCAGAAGTCGGCCACCTTGGCTTTGATCGCGGCGATCACGTCCTCGTCGCGCAGGCGCTCGATCACCACGCCCCTGTTGCCAGCGATAAACGCGCCGATGAACGCCCGCTTGAAACCGCTCACGGCCATCTGGTGCTGGACCTGCATTTCAATGTGCTCCGGGGCCTCGATGCTGCCGTCCTCGTGCTCAATCCAGCCGTCGCGGAAGGCCAGGTAGTCCACGTTCTTGATCTCCAGGTGCACCGGCTCGCCCAGGTTGGTGATCACGAAGTCAAACGAGCTGCCCATGCGCAGGTCCGGGTCGCGCAAGTACTCCTTCATGGGCTTGACCTCCCAGCCCTGCTCCTCAGCGATGCCGTAGGCGATCGCGGCCTCCAGGCGGTTGCCCCACTTCATGCGGTCGTTGACAACGAACTCGGGCACGATGCCGGTGCGCTTGCGGTGCCAGAGGTCGAAGTGCGTGAGGTAAGGCGACATGCCAAACAGTGCCGCAGACTCGGTGCTGGTCACATCCAGTTTGCGCATGGCAAGCCAGTGCTCCTGGTTGCTGGGGACGATGATTTCAGTTGCCATTTTGTTTCTCCATGTGTTCTCCGATTTGTGCTGCCGCGCGGACGATGGCGCGGCGGGTGGCGGCGTAACGGTCGGTGCCATATTCCTCGTAAATATCTGTGTAATCCACGGTGTCTACCCGGACAAAAATTGAAAACATCACAAGAGACATGTCCAACTTCACCGCAAGCCGCAGCGCGTCGCCGTCGTCGGTGAGGGGGTTCCATTCGTCCTCAAGCCCCTCAATCCACAGGCCGCGTTGATGGGCTGCGGGAATGATCACGGCCAGCCCAGCCGCCTTCGCGGCCTTCTCCAATAGTTCGCGGTCAGTCATTGAGGCCTCCAAACAGCGCCAGCCCCGCAGCCTCTGGAAACCTCGCTCCGTGCGCCGCCACCATGTTGGCATCGATCACCTCGTTGAATCCATCACACGGCGCGATGTAATAACCCTCGTCGCCGTCGTCCTGCGTGGCATGCACGATGCCGATCAGGCCCCGGCCGCTGCTGAACCAGATTACTTTGTGGATTTTCATGCTGCCTCCGCTCTGGCGATGGCTTCGCGGGCCTCATCGACAACATCAAAGCTATCGCCGTCCATCTGGATGTAGTCCGATCGCTCGAGGGCGCTCACTGCCATTTTCAAGGCCTCCAGCAGTTCGTCGCGCTCGGCCTTGAGTGCATTGAAGTGCTCGAAGCAGTCGACGTTGGCGGCGTGCAGGCGACGCAGCTCGGTGGCGGCTTCTTTGTCCCAGCGCGTAGACAAACTCATACGCTCCAGCGTTTCAGCCAGCCTTATGGCTTCTGGTTGTGTGCTCATGCCTCACCCCCTGTCGCCTTGGCGATGGCGGCGCGGGCTTTGTCCGCTGCCCCCTCCCCGTAGCCAGTGCAGGCGTCCTCGTGACCGTCCAGCATGTCTTTCAGCGCCTCCAGCAGCTCAGGCGCGGCGGCGATCAGGCGCATGTCGTGCTTTGTAACCGATGAAAGTTTGACTTGAGCAACGTCCTTCAACCCAGCAGCGATCTGAGCGTAGTCATTGAACGCAGATTCCGTTTCTTTGCATGGCCACCATCTCCATGGCCCCGGTGTGTGTTTACTCATTGGTTGCTCCTTTCAGCTTCCGTTATTCGCCGGGAAATCCGGCTTTAAAAATCACAGTGGCATGTTCGCTCGCCACACGTAAAGGTCAAGTCCTACGACCAAAATTCCAGACAAAAATACAACAGCTTCGATGTAGTCTATTTTTGGTCTGCGCCACAGCGTGATCGGCTTGGCGGGTCCGGTGTACGGTATGTAAATCACGCGCAGCTCCTGATGGTTAAAAGTACCAGCATCACAGCAATGAAGCCGCCCAAAATCCAAGCCAGCGTATCCCCAAAGTGGTCCGGCTGGCAGGTGCATTTTTGCCCGCTGGCGTCGTACCCCATGCCGTGGCAATAAGGGCACTTGCGAATCGGGCAGTCGCGGCCCTGGGTGCATTTGCCGTAGTCGTCGCAGCAATTAGTCATTTGCACGTCCTCCATGTGCGGCCATGCTTGATATGGTTTATGGTCGAAAAGCTGACCTTGTAAGTCTTAGCTAGTTCGATCTGAATTTCTCCGCGTTCAATCGCGCGCCGAATGTCATCTACCTGTTCATTCGTCAGGATGCTGTTTCCGTTAAGCCGTCCTAACTTTGAGGCGCTTCTGCCTTTCGCTTTTCTGTCTTGTGCGTTGTCGGTGGGCGTGCCAATGAACAAATGATCTGGGTTTACGCACGACGGCGTATCACAGCGATGGCATACATACATGCCTTTTGGCGTTGGCCCATTCAGTTCTTGAAACACCGCTCGATGAACAATCGTTGTCCCATGAATTCGATTGGCAACAATAGACCGCCCATAGCCGCCGGATGTTTGTGCGCCAAGCCATATTGCGCAACCACTGAACGGGATACGCGAAGAATTTTTTTCAACGTATTGCATGAAATTCATGCGTCCCCCTTAATGCCGTGAGCGGCGTAAAGGGCCAAGATGCGTTGGGCAAGTTCTCGGCGGCTTCGCTTGCCACCACCTTCGTCCCAGTGAATGATGGTTTCGTAGATAGTCTCCAGTGCAGGTTGCTCGGGCTCTGTTGCGGGCGGTTGCATGTCTGCGATTACCCACCACGGCGTAGCCTCCAGTGCCTTAGGTTGTTGGGTCATTTCTTCTCTCCAATGCCGTGAGCGGCCTCAACCATATCAATCAAGATTGCCGGTGCGTGCCATTCGTGTTTATGGGCCTCAAACTTGGCCAGCAAATCAACACGCTGTTCGTGTGTCAGCGGCTTGCGCTGTGGTGTTTTTATGCAATCTGGGCAAAGGCAGATGATGTGTCGTCGCTCGTCGCCACCCGTCAGCGGCTCTTGCTGTGCTGGTGGGGATGTGAGGGGAATTGCTTTGTATCCCTTGGCAGCAAGCAATGGCTCATTCTTTTTGAAAGAAAGTTCTTTTAACTCTGGCTTTTTCCCGCACTGGTGGAGATACGCCACGGGCTCCTGCTGTGCTGGCTGCTCCATCGGCAAACCTCCAGCCCTGTGCGCCGTGTCCACTGGCGACCACTGCTCACTGCGGCGCATACGGAACACAGCTTGCAGGTTCGGATCGTCCACCATGTCGCAGTCTTCACGTTCGGTCTCTGACTTGTAGCGCACCACACCAAACTCAGCCTCATGCACTAAGCCGCAGTCACAGCACTTCATCAGGTAGCTCTTGGGGTCAGGGCACACCCACTCTGACCAGTCGTATGGTTGGTCAACGCAGTGCGTAAAGAACTCGGAGTCACGCCGCGCCACGTCATACTTCAGTGCGTCGATAAACTCAGGAAGCGGCTCCATCAAACGCTTATCTGACTTGGCCTCAAGCTCAGCCATCACCTTGTGAGCGGCACGCACAACCGCGTCTTCCAGCGTTTTGCGCATGTCACGCTTGAGTGATGCCAGGTGCGCTTGGGCACGGTCGATATGGTCGTCGTGGTTGTCGTGGTTTTCTTCAGTCATGTCTCGTCTCCTGTTTTAAACGCCGTCATTTCTGGGTTGTAGCGCGGCACCTGGATGGCCGTCATTCTGTTGACAGCCCTGTCCACGCTGGACTGCATCTGCTTTTGCATGCCATCGATGAAGCCGGACTCGTAGGCCAGCGCCACCAGCTCGCGGACGTCTGGCGACATGGCCACGCCCTTGAGCTTCTCGGTGCGGAACTTTTCAAACGGGGCATCTTCTGGGGTGTGCATTACACGGTCTCCTTTACGCTGCGCCGTCCTTGCAGAAATTTCAGCCAGCACTCGGCGCAAATCCAGCGCGTGGCCGTGAGAAAAATGCCGCCCTCTGGCAAGCGGCTACGGTTGCATTTTGTGCAATGGTTCATTTGGTGTCCTGGATTCCCCGAAGGGCCTCGATCAGTTGTGGAATAACCCGCTCGTCAAGGTGGATGACAACGCCAGGCATGCGGGCAAAAATTGCCATCTTCAGCAGGCCACCCTCACGCCAAAGCTCGGCGTAGGTTTTTCCGTTGTCCTGGTAGATCGTGGCTTTGGTTTCGCCGG